TGATGCGCTTGATGCGGTGTGAAGTACCAACACCCTTCTTACGCACAATCTTGTTACGAAGTGGTGTAGGACGTGGTGTAAGCAACTTTGCAGGTGCTTCAAGGTCGAACGCCGCGAATGATGTTGAAAGTGGAGATGTAAGGGTAATTTCCTTAGCAATATCCGCTGAGATTGCACGCTGTGAAGCAAGTGCTGTGTTTAGTGCGCCAACTGCGTCAGGTGAAAGTGACTTGTTTGCAACAAGTGCTTCCATCTGTGCCATTGGGTCTGCCTGTGGTGCTACTCCCGGTGTTGTTGAAGCGTTTGCGAAAGACTTGTTGAGTTCTCCAAGATATTGTTCTTGAAGTTCAGCCGCTTCGCGTGGCGTTACATCACCGAATAGGTCTTTTGCTTTTGGCATCTGTGCCATAAGTTTATTTCCTTTTCGTTAAGTGTGTTATTAGTTCTCTGATTTAGGATTGGCTTTTGCAATAAATTCTGCATATAAAGCGCGGTATCCCTTAGCAAGAACAGGGTCAGTTGTTGCATCAGCCTTAGCCTTGTATGAAGCCGCTTTTACAAGCGCATCATTTTTGGCTTCGTCTGACATATTAGTTGCGGTGCGCTTAGGCCCACCGGCAACTGATTTAGATAGGGCCGTTGCTAGGTCAGATTCAAGTTTTACTGACTTCTCTACTGCGGCCTCTTTATCCGCACGCAAAGCGTCAATCTCTGACTTAACTGATTCCATAGCACTCTTAACGGCTTTTTCAACTACATCTTCAATAGATGTAGACTCTGAGGTTTCGATAGCCTCAGAAACTTCTTCAGCAACTTCAATGGCTTCTTCAACAGCCTGTGTTGCTTCTTCAATTGCGGCAATTGTTTCTTCAACAGTTGCTTCCTCTGCAACAGGTGCTTCTTCAGCATCGGCAGATTTAGACGCTTCATCTGTTTCAGTTTCTTCGTCTTGTTCCATATTTTTAGCGGCCATGCACTTATCGCACTTACCACAATCGCCGTTTGCGCAATCAGGCATATCAGCGGCTTTGTCTGAAACCATTTCTACAACTTCTTCAATTTCGCCTTCACGTGCTTCGCCTTCGTACCACTCCATGAGTGCGTGAACAGCGCCAACAAGTGCAGAAAGTGAATGGCGCTCATCGTGTCCTTCGCCCATTTCTGCGGCTTCAGTTGCAATAAGTTCAGCAAGCGCAACGCGAGCCTTATCAAATGCATCCTTATCGAACTTAACAGAATCAACGGTGGTCAATGACTTAGCCAATTCCGTAATTTGCTTAATTGTTTCCATCTTTGACCCTTTCGTGGTCTTAATTGCCTTAGCGATTTCACTAGGCAATGGTGCTGTGTAGTCATGTAATTCCTCTACTTGCACCAAACTTGTTTCACCTTCAACTGACTTAGCAAGAATTAACTTGGCTGAAGGATTTGCCGGACGGTCTACTAAAGACACTTCAATAATTGAACCGTCAATGATGCGACCATTAGCCGCCTTTGCATCGCGTACAACGCGTGGTGATTTGATGCCAATTGAGAATCCCTGATAAACGCCTGTTTCAACTTTTTTAGCCGCTAGTGGGTCTACGACATGCACGCCAATGTAATGTCCATCGTTCTTTGCTTCGTATTCCTTAGCAATACCTGCGGCAGATGGGCCATGCATTTCGCGGATGTTTCCGCCTGATTTGAACCAACGTGGCATTGCTTCGTCTAGCCATTTAGGGTCACAAATCTGTGAATCCAAATCTAATGTGTCATCGGTAGCCTTACCGTAAACCATAAGTGTGCCATCTTCGTTTTTATCGTATTTAACGATTTCGGCATAACTTGTTGCGTAATCCATTGCCATTGCTTTCTCCTTGCTTGCTTCAGGCTCATTTACATATAAAGCCGCTAATTGTTTTTTTGCATCTTCCTTGGTTGCATGGCAACCCATTACTTCATTGTCGCTATCTTTTACTACAGGAAAGCCCTTACATCCGTATGAGCCTTTATCGCCAATGTGGTAAGGCATTATGCGGTGTAAGTAATTACTATTGCGCCAGTCGCAGATGCCGCCGCTGAAATTGCGTAAACAATGTCGTTAGCATTTACATAAAATGTTTGTGAAGATGCGGCAGGAATTGTGCGGCCAATGGTTGCGCCTGAAGTTGCAATACTTGAATCGCCAACAAAAATAGATGCGCTGTGACCGTTGTAAAGCGTTACAGGTGTAAGTGGTTTTGCATTTTTTGACACCTGAAAAAGTACAGATGTTGTTGTAAGCGTGCTTGCATTAACGTGGATTAGTGCCATTTGGTTCTCCTTGTAGATTACTTAGTAATTATAGCGTTTTTAGTTTTCGTAGTACGGTGCGAGCGCACACATGCAATTCGGGTGTGCCGGCGGTTCAGCATCACCTGACGGAAAAGTGTCATCAATTCCTATAGGAGAAGCATCAGCATTTTCTTGGCAATCATCGCAACCTTCAGCGACCAACCATTCAACTTGTTCAATGTTTGCCTTTTCGTATTCATCACGTGCGGCAACTGATATTGCTCTACTCATTTCAGTTTGAGCAATAACAAGTGCGTGTTGTGGGTCGTTGATGATTGTGTCAATCATCTTTGCCGTCTCTTTTGGTGTGTAACCTTTTTCAAGACCCTTTGCGAGCGCTGAACCAATTCGGTCTAACTTTGTATGAACGATTTCATCGGTCACAGTTATCTTACGAGTGGCAAGCAAACTTTCTAATCCGCCTTTTGGTCTTACAAGTGCCGCCGCACTTTCGCTACCGGGATTCCACGTAGACCAATCAATAATGCCTACCGTTACGTTTCCTCTACCTGCGTCCTTCTTTAAACCTGTCAGGCGGGTCTTAGCGACCTTCGTACCAAGTGTGTAGCCATCCGCATACAGACGCGATAAGGCGTACTGAAGCGGTTTCTTATTGACTACAGCGTGTACGAGTGTCCAGTCTCTAGCCGTTTGCGGCGAAACCGAACCACCTGCGGGGTGGGTTTCTGCCCATGCTTGGGCAATCGCGTCACCATTTATTGCAGATTTAAAAGCCTTACGAATTCTAGTTGCGTTTTTTGTAGTGGTGCGAACAACTGTCGCTTTTTCAGGCCAATTCATTAGATACCTAGATAGTGTTCAGCGTACCAACGTGCGCCATCAATATCCTTTGTTTCAACAAACTTGTTTAGGATTTCGGCGTAAGTTTCATCTAGTTCTTTGAATTCAAATGGTCGTGAAGGTGTGCCTTTGCGCACCCACCGAATAAACTTTTTTACTTCTTCTTCAGCCGGCTTAGGTTCTTCGCTTGGCTTTGATTCTGTTGGCTTCTCGCCATCTACAGGAACTTCATCATCTACAGGCATACCGTAAGCAACAGGTTCTACCGCAGGTTGTACGCCTTCAGGCCCGAAGAAGTAAACGCTGTTACCTGCAACAAGCATTGGCATATCCGCTTCAGGTGTTTCAACCAATGGCAATCCAAGGTCTGCGCGGTTTTCATTAACAGTAAGTGAGCCGTTGCGCTTGCGTACATCATCGCGCATTGCGGCTTCTTGTGTGTTGGTGCGCTCGCTAGGTGCAAGACGGAATTCTAATTCGCGTGGCATACCAAGGAATCGGTAAGACAATGCGCTAATCATTTGTGACATCCAATTAGCAGTAGGAACAATACCAATTGCTTCGCCTGATTCTGATTCGCCTTGTTGTAATCCTGATGCGCCTAGTCCGCCCGAACCATTAAATCCGATTTCAGATGGAAGAACACCGAAGTGTCCGCAGATAGATGTAACAAGGTAATTGTCCATTGCATCTGAGAACTTATCTGAATAGCCTTCTTCAAACATCAACTTACCGCCGGGAACAAGGATGCGCATACGGTTACGTTGTGCAGTTTGTCCGGATAGGTCATCGTTGTAAATATCTTCGTACGCTCTGATTTGGTCAGGTGTAAGTGAAGTTGTATCAGGTAATTCAAGGTAAGACTTAGGCATTGTGCCGTCTGTAAACTCTGAACGAATCCATTGCTGACGGCGCAAATAAATATCTGCAAGTGGCAAGCAACGCTCTACAGGTGATAATCCATACACGCTATTAGCGCGGCGATTGCGTACAAAGTAAGCAAGGTCATCAGATGTAAATTCACCATCTGCATCTTCATCATCAATGCCCGCATTAAATTCTGAACGTGGGAATCCAAAAAGAATCTGTTGGAAGGCTGGCCCTGAAGATGGCTCCGGACGCATACCGCGGTCATCAAGAAGTGGTTTGATAGTTGAACCATCAAGCACTTGGAATCCGCGAATATCGCCACCAACTGTTACTTGTGGCCAAATAGCCCAAGCATCAAGTACGTCAATTTCTTCCAATGACATTGAAAGCCAATCAACAAATGCTAATCCGTTTTGTGGGTCAGGAGTTTCCCAAAACTTACGCATACGACCAATTTCAGGTGACATATCTTCGCGTGCTTGCGCGAGCGCCTGTAAGTGATTACCGCCTGATTCAGAAATGATTCTTTCTGTAGCGGCTTCGCTAAGAACAATATCCCATTGCAGTCCAGTTAGTTTTGCCTTACGTACTTCGATACAACGGCGGACAATATCAATTTGGTCAGAGACGGCGCGCAAAGTTTTAAATGGAACAAGGCGGTTGTCAGATACGTTAATATTCTGTGCAACTTGGAATTCATAACGGCGTGGGTCAGGTCGTCCAGTATCCTGACGAAGTGGGTTGATTGCTCCCGGATAGATAGGCATACCCGGCGCAAATGGAACGCTGGCAAGAATTGGGTTGCGTGGCAACGCTGTACTTACGTTTGAACCGTACTGAGTCTGTGCAATACCTGCCGCGCTCTGCATTTGTTGCATAGTCATTGTTCCCGCGCCCGCAGGGAGGTTTGGAGATTTAACGATTTCATCCGCAACGCGCTTTGCAAATCTGTCAAACAGACCCATTGTGACTCCTATTGGTATTGTATTCCTATGAACTTAGTGAAGAAGGCAGTTGAAAACGGTGGGAAGTTAGCACCGTTAGTTATATCCCATGGATTAACTTCGGGTACAGGGCTAATGAATCCTAGCGTATTCATTGATTCTGACGGAGATATTTTAGTTAATCTACGCCATGTAAATTACACCTTGTATCATGCAGAAAACGAACAGCGTTTTCCTAGCCGGTTCGGGCCGTTATCTTACTTGCATCCTGAGAAAGACCAGCGTTTAGTTACTGAAAACTACTTGTGCCGTCTTAATGCCAACCTTGAAATGACTGATTACGCCAAGGTGGAAATGCTTGAATTGCACGAACCCATTTGGGAGTTCGTTGGATTGGAAGATGCCCGCGTAGTTCAATGGAACGGCGATTATTTCCTAATCGGAGTCCGAAGGGATACAACCACTACCGGCGTGGGCCGGATGGAATATACGCAGATTGAATTAGATAAAGATAAATGGACTGTTAAGGAAATCCATCGCAAGCGCATTGCCGCGCCGGATGCGGATGATTCCTATTGTGAAAAGAATTGGATGCCCGTAGTTGATAAACCTTACACATTTGTAAAGTGGACTATGCCAACGGAAGTTGTCTATTCGCCTCCATTAGATAAAAAAACTGAGCAATTACATCTACGCCTTACGCCACCTTCGCCTAAAGACCAACGTGGTGGTTCGCAGATAATTAAGTGGGGAAGCATGTATGTCTGCATAACCCATGAAGTAGATTTGTTTAAGAACTATCTACAGCAAAAAGATGCCATCTACCGCCATCGTCTAGTGATGTGGGATGAACAGTTTAACTTTGTAGGCATGTCCAACCCGTTTAGTTTCTTAGATGCTCGCGTTGAATTCTGCGTGGGAGCGGCTAAACAAGGTGAAGATTTATTGCTTACATTTGGCTTTCAAGATAACGCGGCATTTGTGCTACGCGTACCAAAATTAGTTGTTGAAGATTTGATAAGTGAGGCGTTGAAATATGAATAGTTTACCAAGTCTAATCGTAAGATTATCACAAGACCCGTTCAATTCAGACCTTAATTTTGACGTGGCGGAAGAATATTTAAGATTAAACCAAACCGCGAGCGCCGTATCTTTCTATCTGCGTTGTGTTGAGTATGCAGAAAGTGAAGATATAAAAGCGTACACATCGTTGCTACGTATGTCGCAATGTTTCCATGACCAACAAGGCCGCGAATACAGCGTTACCAATTGCTTGCTACAGGCCGTTGCTTACGATGATACAAGACCGGAAGCGTATCTATTGATGGCGCAGTTCCATGAGAAAACGCAACAATGGCAAGAATCTTACGTATGGGCATCTATGGGTGCGGGATGGGCTTGGAATGAAGAAGCGCTACCGGCAGACATTGGTTACTATGGCGATTACTGTTTAAAATTCCAAATGGCTGTTGCCGCTTGGTGGATTGGCCGTAAGGATGAAGCGTTAGACATACTGCACACGCTAGATAAACGTGATGACTTACACCCAATGTATGACAACGCAGTAACTCACAACTTGGAGAAACTAAATGCTTTGCTTTGATATTGGTGCTAACCGCGGTGACTTTACTGTAGCCGCGCTCGCTAAGGGTTATGACGTTATTGCCGTTGAAGCCGCACCTAAAGTATTTGGTGAACTTGTAAGCAACTTTATTTACAACCCACGCGTTACGCCTTTGAAGTTTGCAGTCAGCGGTAGCGATTATCAACGCATTGAATTCTTTGAAGCCGAAGAAGACGGTCTTTCAACTATCAACTTAGATTGGCTTACAGATGAATCATTACCTTACGCGGGTAAGCCATATCGAACTACATCCGCTACAACAATTACATTAGATAAGTTGGCTTTGCTTTACGGCGTACCTGACTTAATTAAGATTGATGTTGAAGGCGCTGAGTGGCATGTGTTCAAGGGTCTTAGTTCTAAGATGGGAACGATTACTTTTGAATGGACACTAGCCACAATGCACGAACACATTGAGCAGTTAAACTATTTGGCTCATGGCGGCTATACCGAAGTAGCACCGCAGTTCATTGAACATCATTGCCAAGAACCTGACACCTATTACAAACTCAGTACCTTCGACCTAGGCAAATGGCACAACGACTTTGCACCCCTATGGGAGCGGGAGAATTGGAAGGCATCCGGCCTACGCCCTACCCCGGATGTGGGCATGTTGTGGGTGCGTTGAGCGTAAATTGACCCCCAAAACACCCCATATTGGGTGTTGCATTAACCGTAAGGTATGCCCTATATTTGGGGTATGCACCAAACGGGGTGCATACAACGAAAGGCAAAAAAATGACAACACAAATTACAGAATCACAGATTCAGATTCTTTCTTCAATCGTTGAAGGCGATGTTGTTTCATTCAAGTCTGCTAATGCAAAGTCATTTGGTGCAAAGCACACAGTTGTTAAAGTTACACGCGATACTGAATACGATGTAACTATTTGGACTTTGCCAATTAAAGATACACGCGTTCCAGCAATTCGCGGATTCGGTGGCCATGTTGGTTCTCATGGCCAAACACAAATGCGCGTTTTCTATCCTTACAACTTAGACCAAACAGCGCTTGAAATTAAAAAGCATTAAACAATAAGTGTTTCGGCTTCTTCAGCGGTCAATGGCAATCCTGCAATAAGTTTTTCTTTTGCAGATGCCTTGAGTGTATCGTGTGCCGCCTTAGCCGCGTCTTCTTCAGACTTACGGGTTGCGTATTCAATCGCATCAAGTTCGCGTTGTTGGATTTCTTCGGCTGTAAGGTCTACATATTCCTGTGTGCCTTTAGCAAGGTCTACGATTAACTTCTTAGGTGTATCGGTCATTTTATTCTCCTTGGATAATTACATGGGTAGCATCGGAACAAGACCATCTGCATGTTTCTTCGTCAAATGTAATTGACTCAGGATGGCACTCAGGCTTAGGTGGAATAAACGCATCGCGCACAGGGTCAAATTGATAGCCAATTCCCGCGTAATTTTTTCTTATGCGAGCGTTGTAACTTGTTTGAATCCAAAATCCACCAAGCCCTAAATCGTTAGCAAGAAATTCTTGACCACGATGTTCTTGTTCATCTGCAACAACAAGTACACGCGTAACAATGTTGTTTTCGTCAATCTCTGCAAAGTGCGCCATTTATATCTCCTTATGCCATTGCATATCTAATAATTACTATGCCTGAACCACCATTACCACCAGTGCCTGCGCCAGTAGATGAACCACCACCACCACCACCGCCTGAACCAGTATTAGCAGTTGCATTTGTTGCTGATGCTGTTCCTTTAGAACCAGTACCAGCCCCACCAGAACCGCCTGTACCAACAGAACCAGTTGAGTTAGTTCCAATTCCACCACCACCGCCGCCAGCATAATAACCACTTACGCCAGTTGAGGTTGCAGTAGCCCAAGATGAATAAGCAGATGAACCTGCTCCACCGTTGCCACCATTATCGTTGTTAGGTGCATCTGTACCAACTGCTCCAGCACCACCGCCGCCGCCGCCAGTTGAACGAACTGATGAAACGGTAGGAGAACCCGCGCCACCTGCGTAACCTTGACCTGATGTAGCCGAGCCTCCTGCTGCTTGGTAACTACCACCACCGCCTGAACCACCTGATGCTCCGATAGCAGTTCCTTCGGAACCGCCACCTCCACCACCAACTGACGTTGTTAATGCGCCTAATACAGAATTGCTTCCATTGGTTCCTTTAGCAGCAGCGGTTGTAGAACCTGCTCCACCTGCTCCAATGGTCACGGAATATGAGGTTGAATTAGCAAATGATTGTGAAGTAAATCCAAGTAAACCACCTGCTCCACCGCCACCTGCATATTCATCTCCACCACCACCGCCTCCTGCTACAACTAATGCATCACAAGTTAAGTTAGTGGCAGGAGTAAATGTTCCACTGCTAAGGAATGTGTGGTACCAGTAAGTGCCATCAGTAGTGATGTTTCCACCGCTAGCCTTAGGAGCAATAGCAGGTGTAGTGCCTACTGCGGCTAGTCCATACAAAGAAAAACTACTGTATTGAACTAATGAATCAGAGGTAGGTGTAGTGCTTATAGTAATTGTATTGATTGCGGCAGTACCATTTGAATAGCCCGCACCCATAAGTTGTAATGCTTCCGTAGCATTATTTTCTGTGACCATTTCCGTAGAAATAGTTTTAACGGTTGATGATGTATAATTTGGAATATAAAATTCATTTTGTGAAAAAGTATTTGTTGTAGATGTTGAACCTTGAACAAAAGGTTTAATTGCTACTGAATCTGTTCCACTACCCGCAGTACTTGAACCAGCACCTAAACCAAACAAAATTCTACCATTGTATGCTGTTGCGCCATTAAATGTAATAAATAAACCAGCATAAGTTCCAGCCGCGCTACTTCTTGCACTTCCAACAATCTTCAAATCAGTATAACCTGATTGGGGAATGTTAGTGAATGTTACTGATACGGCTGATGCGTTAAGTTCAATGCGTTCTAGGAGTACATAATTAGCCGCCATAATTTATCTCCTATAGTCCATAGTATTTAATAATAACAATGCCTGAGCCACCTGCGCCAGCCAATTGTCCGCCGTCACCACCTGCACCTCCGCCGCCGCCAGTATTTGAACTACCTGCGGTTCCTCCGTATGGATAAACACCACCTGCACCTCCGCCGCCTACACCACCCGCCGCGCTTGTACTACTTGATATAGAACCTCCACCGCCAGCATAATAAACAGTAGAACCTAAAATAGTTGAAGGTAAACCTGCACCGCCAGCCGCGCCCGCAGGGTCAGTACCGGGTGAAATACCAGTTGCACCCGCTCCACCGCCACCGCCATAAGTAGATAACGCACCATCAAAACCTTGCCCTGCGGTTCCTAAACCAGCCGGGCCTGAGCCTCGCGCTCCACCGCCGCTACCGCCATCGCGTCCAGCAAATTTGCCGCTTTGATTGCTACCACCGCCACCGCCGCCAGTTGAAGTAACTGTAGAAAAAATTGAATTTGTACCGCTATTGCCTTTATCTTGATTAACCGCAGAACCGCCACCGCCTACTTGAATTGAATAAGCGGTTGAAGCCGTTACTGAAAGTTGCGGTTCGGGGCCTGAATTGCGACCTGAAATTCCATAACTTGTTCTAAATCCACCTGCGCCACCACCGCCGCCTACTGACCCACCTGCACCACCACCTGCAACTACTAAATAGTCACAAGTTAAATTGGCGGAAGGTGTAAATGTTCCTGATGATGTAAATGTATGCATAACATAACCAAAACTATCGTAAGTAATAGTTCCGCCAGTTGCTTTTGCCGTACCTGTTCCTGTTGCAGTTGCCGCTATTCCATACAACGAAAATGTTGAACCAACCGCAAATGTTGTACTTTGCGCAGTCAAAGATACGGCTGAAATAGCGTTAGTAGAACGGTATAAACCTACCTGTGCAAGAACACCGTTAAATGAAGCATTTGATGTTCCGTATCTATTTAATACAGATTTGAATGAAGTTGTATTGGAATAATTTTGTATTGAACCTGTGTATACAACAGGTGATGTACTACTTCCGCTTCCAACAGTACCCGGAGTAAGCATTATAGAAGTTTGTCCACTATCACGACCACTTGTTGCTGCCGTTCCTGAGCCGTTCATCCAAGTATGAGAATAAAGAGAACTTGAATCGCTATTAAATCTAAGTAAAACATTGCTTGAGTCGGCTGTGCCAATAATATTTGCTATAACAACTAAATCAGTATATGCGGAACTAATGCTAGTAAATTCCACAGATGCAACAGCACTTGTTACCGTTTTTTTATCTAATGCAACATAAGTATTAGTGGGCATGTTATTTTATCCCATACATAGCAAATTTACTATATTGTCCAACTGATGCACCGCTTCTTGATAATGTCATAGATGTGATAGGCGAAGTAGACATCCATAAAATAGAGTTAAAGTACAATTCCCCACTTCCATTTGCATCATAACCCTCTAAAATTCTTAATGTTTTATTTTTGTTTGTATTAGAATAATCTAAAATATCCATTACCGCACTCCAAGGACTAGACCATCCACCCGACCAAGGAAAATATGCGGCATTTGCGGCAGTTATTGAACTTGGAGTTCCTGAACCGCCAGTAAATAAAGCGTGTGAACGATAATTAGATGATGTTGTATCACCGTTAAACCTTAAATCCATATAGTTGCCAGTTGGCGCATAAGCGCGAATTTGCAAATGTTTATATCCGGTAGGAATTCCAGTAAATGTAATAGATGTAGTACCGCCCGCACCAACCGTTACAGAACCTAATGAATCATAAGCACCCGCAGGTGCATTAAGATGCCCTTGAATCTCAGATGCAAAAAACCCCGGTAGTGGACTCATTAGGAAACATCACCGATAACTGTAAACGATGGAGTTGCCCCACCTACGGTACAAATGATTGAACACGCTGAATACTGCGCTCGCAATTTAGGAGCGGCTACTGTTGCACCATTGGATGTGACTGTTGCACCTGATGCGGCGGCAAATGTAACTTGCCCTGCGCCAATTTGTTGAACATTGACTACATCGTTTGCACTAAATACTGAAATAGGAATTGTAATTGTAATTGGAGATGCGTTAGATGCTGTAACCAACTTATTCAAATCACCAATAGCAAGTGTGTAAGTTGTTCCAGTCTGTGCGTTAAATCCTGAGATTCCACCGCCAGCATTACCAACAGTTCCTTGAATACCTTGTGTACCCTGCGCTCCTTGTGAACCTGTAAGACCTTGCGTGCCTTGTGCGCCTGTAGTTCCTTGAAGTCCAGTTGTACCTTGGATTCCTGTTAAACCTTGTGACCCTGTAACGCCTTGTTGTCCTACCTGACCTTGTGCGCCAGTTACGCCTTGCAATCCCTGCGCACCAATAGCACCTTGCGTACCTGTAGTTCCTTGCGCACCTGCGCTACCTGCGCTGTATGCATAAGCAAGTGAGTTCCATGCGGTAGAACCATTGCCCATCTTCCACTTAGAAGTATCGGTTTCAAGACCCATCTCACCTGCGGCAAGTGTTGGATTTGCACTTGTCCATGCGGCGGCTGTATCGCGGCGATTCTGTAAGCGTGATGTCATTTATTTATCCTTTTGCTATTAGTTAGAATGAAACCGTTGCGCCGCCGGCATCAATGGTATATGTCCAAGTTGTTGTTGTGGCGGTTTCAGCGTTGTAAATAATATCTGTGTTTGGTGTGACATTTCCGCCATCAAGGTAATCAACAATGTAAGCATTGCCGTTTTCACCTGATAGACCTTGCACGCCTTGCGTACCAAACAAACCTTGTGGTCCTTGTAAGCCTTGTACAGATTGTGTTCCTTGAGTTCCTTGCAAGCCAAGTAAACCCTGAATACCTTGAAGGCCTTGTGTTCCTGTTAAACCCTGTGTGCCAGTTGTACCTTGAGTTCCAGTTAATCCTTGAACGCCTTGTGTGCCTTGAGAACCTGTTGCACCTTGTAAGCCATCTGTTCCTTGACTTCCGGTAATTCCTTGTGTTCCCTGTAATCCTGTAACGCCTTGTGTTCCTTGTGTGCCAGTTGCACCTTGCGCTCCAATAAGACCTTGTAAGCCCGTTGTACCTTGCGCCCCTGTTGCACCCTGAGTACCAAAAGTACCTTGCGCACCCGTTGCACCTTGGATGCCATCTAAACCTTGTGTTCCAGTAGCGCCTTGAGTTCCGTTTGTACCCTGTAAGCCAATTACGCCTTGAGTACCTTGTGAACCATTTGAACCGTTAGCGCCTTGTACGCCTTGTAAGCCAACTGAACCTTGAATACCAACAGTTCCTTGTGCGCCAATTGTTCCTTGCGCTCCGGTTGTTCCTTGTACGCCAACGCTTTGTGTAATTAAAGAAATGTTGTGACCGTTTGTAAAACCTGTTGTGCCTACGCCGCCTGATGATAAAAGCGTTGCGGGATAAGTCCAATAATCATTAGTAACAGATGTAGGTGTTCCGTTTACTTGCCACTCTTGGTAATTGGCCGAATTATTTCTATCTTGAATAAAGAAAATATCGCCATTTTTAATATTTGCTAACAGCACATCAATATCTACGTTTGATGCCGTAAGGTGAGAAACGTAAATATTTGTTGCAAGAATTTGAACTACGTTATTCCATTTAATATCACCGGCATTAGGTGGTGGTGTTTGCGAATTAGTTCGTGCGTTGTATTCAAAGATAGATGATGAAGTACCGCTTGCGCCAGTAACGCCTTGTGTACCTTGGATGCCGTTAAGACCTTGGCTACCTATTGTTCCCTGTGAGCCTGTACCTGTTGCGCCTTGTGTACCAAAACTTCCTTGGATACCTGTTGTGCCTTGGCTACCTTGCGCACCAATAGTTCCTTGCGCACCAACAAAACCTTGTGTACCAACCGCACCTTGAATACCAGTTGTGCCTTGTGACCCTGTTGTTCCCTGAGCGCCAACAATGCCTTGCGTTCCGGTAGCGCCTTGCAATCCAAGTGAACCTTGAGTGCCTTGCGTTCCTTGTGCGCCAATTAAACCTTGTGTGCCTTGCAACCCAAGCAAACCTTGAATACCGGTTGTGCCTTGATTGCCTTGAATACCCTGAGTGCCTTGTGTGCCTTGTAATCCTGTTGTGCCTTGGCGACCTTGTACACCTTGCGTTCCTTGTGGGCCTTGCACGCCTTGCAATCCTTGTGCGCCCTGAATACCTGTTGTTCCCTGATTGCCCTGTGTACCTTGAACACCTTGCGTACCCTGAACGCCCTGCGCTCCTTGAATACCGATAGTGCCTTGAACTCCCTGAGTTCCTTGGCGACCTTGAATACCTTGAGAACCTGTTGTTCCTTGGATACCTTGAATACCGCGAGAACCTGCCGCAGATACGACAATGTTTGGTTGTATAGGCGTTACAACAATATTGTCTGCCATTAGCGAGAAACCTCAGCATCTACTTGCACGATTCCGCGACCAAGATAAATCGCATCGCCATCATAAGGTGTGCATTTCAAATCCCACTCAAACTTACCCGGTGGTGTAGTGATGCCTGTGTTCACCTGTACCTGTGGGCATGTTGTTGGATTAAATGTAAGGCCGTTGCCAACTGTAAGACTTAGTTCAGTTGTACGTGCGAGCGCAGACGTGCGGAACTGCAAGATTGGTGTGTAGCCCGTAAGGTTGATTGGGCTATTCAAATCAGGATTGCCGTTTACATCGTCATTGCAATAAGAAAAGTTAATTGCCCATTCCTGATTTTGGCGAAGTGTAATGTTTAGCGGGTCAGGAGTCTGACTGATTGACTGTGCTGGCATTAGATTCTCCTATTGGCGTGTTACATCTTGGGCATGTCTTTGTTTGCTTAGGCGCTGGCATTTTGCACTTAGGGCAGAATATAGCAAGCGATGATAAGAAGTTGATTGTTGATGAACCTTCGCTAAGTTCGGTAAGCGCCCACACTAATGCATCCATACGGTCAGGCGAATTTTTGCTTACGCCCGGTTCGTATTCACACATTTCATCTTCAAGTTCGGTGAAGTATCCAACGTGATGCACGCGCCCTTGTTCGTAAAGCGCCGCTATTGGTTCAGCACGTACTTGCTTACCGCGTGTGGCCGTAACCTTCTTAGTTGATACAGATGGCTTAACTTGTTGCAAAAGGTGAATAACTAAATCGCCACCATTGTTTACTTCGGCAACGATTCTATCTGCCTTGTACTTTTCATAAACTCTTACGGCTTCAGTAGCCCATTCTTGTGGTGATGCTTTAAGTGTCACATCATCTAATACGTAATATTGGCCATCTGCCGTCATACCCGCTACGACAATACCGGTGTTATCTGAATCTTCGTTATTAGTTACCGCGGGGTCTACGCCCACTACAACGCGTGAGAAGGTCGGTACATCTGCCTGTTCAATGCGAGCGCTATCAATAGTTCCGCGCCGCCATAATGCGCCGGGGTTGTCATCAAGGATTTGGCCATAAAGTTCTTGTTGGCCTAATCGTGTGCCGCCGTATTTGGCTTGCAACTCCATGAGCGCGGTCTTAGATAAGTTATCAGCGTTATCAAATGTAGACCCACGCACGACTATTGTGGTGTCTCGCTTGATTAGCGCTTTAATAAGTTTGGTCGGTCTAGGTGTAGTGGTGATTACTGTTTGTGGATGCTCACCTAAACGTAGACCGAATTGTAATTGATTCCATGTATCTTCATATTGCCATGCGGCTAGTTCGTCAGTCCACGCGTAATGAAACTGCGGGCCACGTAAGGAATCGGGTGAATCCGCAGAAAAGGTTTGGATGATAGAACCGTTTTTAAGTTCAATCACGCCGTTAGATTTGTTCCAGTTATCTATTGCATCGTATTCTTTTAAGATAGCCAAGATGCCTGATACGCCTTCAACGCATACTTGCCTTACATCTTGAAA